TCGACACGCCCGGCCACGAGTGTGCCCACGCAGACAAGGGCGCGTGCCCTCTCTGCCGCACGGCACACCCCATCGTCCGCCTCGGTCCCCTCTCGGGGAAGCAGCGGGCCTACCTGTCGGACGCCCTCAAGCGGGCGCTCCGCACACGTTCACCCCTCAGTGTTCATCTCTAACCTAGAGAGAACAGGAGACACAACAACGCATGGCAACGAAGACCATCGTATCACCCGCCGGGATCGCGATGTTCCCCCGGCTCTCCACCCCCGACACGAAGTTTGATGCTCGGGGATTCTACGGCACCAAGCTTCGCCTCTCCCCGGACGCCGAAGCCACGCAGTTCGTGGCGATGCTCGACGCCGCGGCGGACGCCTCGCAGATGGACGCCGAGAACTCCCGCAAGGCCGAGGGCAAGAAGGGTGGCAAGCCCATCAAGCTGGCAGACAAGTCGTGGTATCGTGACGAGGACAGCGGCGAACTGGTCGTGAACTTCAAGATGCTCGCCTCAGGGAAGACCCGTGCGGGCAAAGAGTTCACGCAGAAGCCCGCCCTGTTCGACGCGAAGGGCACCCCGCTTCCGGCAGACGTCAAGATCGGTGGCGGCTCGACGCTGAAGGTGGCGTTCGAGCTCAACCCGTTCGTCAGTGCCATCGGCGCGGGAGTCTCGCTCCGGCTGAAGGCAGTGCAGGTACTCGACCTGAAGGAGTACGGTCAGTCCAGCGCCGACAGCTACGGCTTCGGTCAGGAGGACGGCTTCGAGGCTCCGGCCACGACGACGTTCCCGACGACTCCGGGCAACGACAGCAGCGAAGAGACCACGTCCGAGGAGACTGATTCCCCGGACTTCTAGCAGTGCGTCCTCGAAGAAAGCCCCGGAGTGCTGGCCTCATTGAAGGTTGGCGCTCCGGGTTCGAGGAGGAGATTGCGGCGACACTGAAGCGGCTCGGCCACCCTGTGCAGTACGAGCCGTTTGTCATTCGGTACGAGCAGCCCTCCAAGCTCCGGCGCTACACACCGGACTTCGTGCTGGACAATGGCATCATCATCGAAACCAAGGGACGCTTCGTCACGCAGGACCGACAGAAGCATCTCCTGATCCAAGCCCAACACCCCGACCTCGACATCCGCTTCGTGTTCTCGAATGCCAACACGCGCATCTCGAAGCAGTCGAAGACCACCTACGCGGCGTGGTGCGAGGCGAAGGGATTCCTCTACAGCAGTAAGACCATCCCGAGAGCGTGGCTGAATGAGTCACCAAGCCCGGCCTCGCTCGCCGCCATCATGGAGTTAACCCAGTGAGATACGAATCTGGCAAGCTCGCGATCTACATCGGCGAGCCTGATGCGTACCTGCCGTTCATCCACCAGTTCGACTTGGTGGAGATCGATCGTGCGTTCGGGTTCCCGTACGACGACTGCGATGTTCGGTTCAACGAAAACGAGAATCAGTCATGGTACATCTCCAAGTCTGACCTGCGGCTGATCGGCGTACTGTAATGCCGCACCCGCTCGCTCGTATCGACTACATCGCCATTCACTGCTCTGCCACCCCGCCGTCGATGGACGTCGGCGTCGAGGAGATTCGGCAGTGGCATCTGGCGAGGGGATGGGCGGACGTCGGCTACCACTTCGTCGTTCGCCGCAACGGCACGATCGAGAAGGGACGCCCGGTCACGGTGGCCGGGGCGCACGTTGAGGGCTACAACCTCAACTCGCTTGGCATCTGCCTCGTCGGTGGTGTGGATGAGACTGACCGCACCCACCCGATGAACAACTTCACGTCGTGGCAGATGGACGCTCTTTTCTCGCTCGTCTCCATCCTTCAACACCAGCACCCCGACGCCGTCGTGCAAGGTCACCGCGACTTCCCCGGCGTCCACAAGTCATGCCCCTGCTTCGACGCCCGGTTGTGGTGGTCGGTACGCAAGGCATATACGTTGACCCCGAGATAGGAGGGACACCATGACGGTGATCCGAGGACAGCGCAAAACCCATGTGAGGCCCAAGGCCAAGTGGGGCATCGAAAGCACCGGACAGCGGAGTGAATCTCTGCTCTCGGGCAGTCTCGTCCCCCGCGACTGTGCGTGTTGCCTCATCACCGTCATGGCCCCTCAGGGGGCAGCCCGTGTCGTCTGCGGGACCTGCACCCTCAAGAAGGCACACAACGACGAACGCAAGAACGGCATCCGTCCGCTCGCAAAGGGAGGTCGATGACCGACAGCGATAACACCTTCATCCGACATGAGCCCTGCCCGGCGTGCGGCTCCCGAGACAACCTCGGGCGCTACGCCGATGGCGGGGCTTATTGCTTCGGGTGCGGACACTGGGAGAAGGGCGACGGCGAGTCCCGCCAGAGAGAAGGAGGACGCATGAAAGCAGACCTGATCTCGGGCGAGGTCGTCGGGCTCCCTGTCCGGGGCATCACCGAGGAGACTGCCCGGAAGTTCAATTACCAGTACGGGCAGTACAAAGGGAAGCCCGTGCAGATCGCGCCGTACTACGACAGCGACGGCAACATGGTGGCGCAGAAGCTCCGCTCCAAGGACAAGAGCTTCACGGTCCTCGGGGACCTGTCCACCGCTCTGCCCTTCGGATCGCACGCCTTCTCCAAGTCGGGGAAGATGATTGTAGTCACCGAGGGCGAGATCGATGCGCTGTCGATGTCGCAGACTCAGGGAAACAAGTGGCCGGTCGTCTCCATCTCCTGCGGAGCCGGGGCCCAAGTCAAGAAGTACATGGCGAAGCACAAGGCGTACTTCGACGGGTTCGATCAGGTCATCATCATGTTCGACAACGACGAGCCCGGTCGGCAGGCGGCGAAGATTGCCGCTAGCATCATCGGCCACAAGGCCCGCATCGCAGAGCTTCCGCTCAAGGATGCGAACGAGATGCTGGTCGAGGGCCGTGTGGAGGAGATGATCAACGCGATGTGGCGGGCCACCGAGTACCGGCCCGAGGGCATCGTGGACATGGTGGGACTGAAGGACGCAGTCATGGAGCGCCCGCACGTGGGGCTCTCGTGGGCCTTCCCCTCCCTTACCGCACTCACCTACGGTATCCGCACCGGAGAGCTATACGCCTTCGGGGCAGGCACCGGCATCGGCAAGACCGACTTCTTCGCGCAGAACATCGTCCACCTGATCCGCGAGCATGGCGTGTCAGTCGGCGTGTTCTCGCTGGAGCAGAACCCCACCGAGACGGCGACCCGCATCGCTGGGAAGATCTCTCGCAAGCCATTCCACATCCCGCAGGAGGAAGCCGGGTGGGAGGACAGCGACCTTGAAGCCGCGTGGGTCGAGCTACAGAAGAGCGGCAAGGTCTTCCTCTACGATTCCTTCGGGAACAACGATTGGGAAGTCATCAAGGAGAAGATCGAATACCTCGCGAATGCTGAGGGGGTCCGGTACTTCTTCCTCGATCACCTGACGGCGCTCGCGGCGTGGCAGGACGATGAGCGGAAGGCCCTTGAGATTATCATGTCGGACATGGGCTCGCTCGTGAAGAAGCTGGACATCGCTCTCTTCTTCGTCTCCCACCTCGCCACCCCTGAGGGCAAGCCTCACGAAGAGGGCGGTCGCGTGATGATCCGCCACTTCAAAGGCTCTCGGGCCATCGGCTACTGGTCGCACTACATGATCGGCATGGAGCGAGACCAGCAGTCGGACGACATGCGAAAGCGCATGACGACTTCGGTGCGCGTTCTGAAGGATCGATACACCGGACGTGCCACCGGCCAGATGTTCTACCTCGGCTACGACTTCGAGACCGGGATGCTCTTCGAGGCGCAAGCCCCTGAGGACCAGACCGGCACTCGGCATGGGTTCAAGGACGAGTCCATGCTCTCCACTGCTGACAGGACAGGAGACTTCTAGTGAAATACCACACCGCCCGCCGCATCAAGCGGATCGTGGCGGGAGCAGCGTTGTTCTTCGTGGCGAACCTCTCGTGGGGCATCGTCACCAACATCGCCCCCGCCATCGACGCAGGCGTTGAGATCAGCTACCTCGCAGGCTTCGTCATCACCCGCATGTTCTTCCTCACAGTGATCGGCTACCTCGCCCTCACCGTCTGGAAGGACTACGCCCCCAGAGGACCAATCGCCCGTAACTGGTATCGCTAACCACAGGAGGAGCCCGTGAAGAACGTCGTCCTCGACGTTGAAACGGATGGACTCCTCGACCAACTCACACGCATCCACTCGCTGGTGCTGAGGGACCTCGACACAGACGAAGTCTTCTCATGCACCAACGATGGGGACCCTGCGGAGTACCACACCATAGAGCAGGGGCTATCGCTCCTCAGCGAAGCCGAGCGAGTCTATGCCCACAACGGCATCCGATTCGACCTGCCCGCGATCCAGAAGGTGTACCCCGGCTTCACCCTCAAGGGGGAGCTACGGGACACCTATGTCACTGCCTGCTTCCTGTGGGCACACATCGCGGACGCCGACTACGATCTCGTTCGGAAGGGACGGTTCCCGTCGAAGCTCGTCGGGAGCCATGCCCTCGAAGCATGGGGCTATCGCCTCGGTGCCGAGAAGATCGTGTACGACGGCGGGTGGGATGAGTGGTCGAGGGTGATGCAGGTCTACTGCGAGCAGGACACCGCAGTCACGAAGATGCTGGTCGAGAAGATTCAGGCGTGGGGTCTCCCGCAGGTTGCGATGGAGATCGAGCACGAGCTGGCCGGGTTCCTCCATCAGATGGAACGCAACGGCTGGCCCTTCGACTTCGCGAAGGCTGTCGAGCTACAGGGCAAGCTGGCCGCACGGCGTCAGGAATTGGAGCGAGCCCTGATCGCACACTTCGGAACGTGGTTCGCCCCGGACGGCGTCACCAACCCGAAGCGGTCGATGAAGCGCAGCGGTGGGTACGAAGGCGCACCCAAGGAACAGATCACAGCGGGATGCGAGTACACCAAGATCAAGCTGGTGGAGTTCAACCCCTCCAGCCGGGACCACATCGCGGATCGCCTTCAGCGGCTCTACGGGTGGAAGCCGGAACACTACACCGACAGCGGGAAGCCACAGGTGGACGAGCAGACCCTCGCGGGTCTCCCGTACCCACCGACCGACATGCTGGTGGAGTACCTGCTGATCGTCAAACGCCTCGGCCAATTGGCTGAGGGCAAGCAGGCGTGGCTGCATCACATGACCACGGACGGGCCCGAGGGTGGCACGCTCACTGGGCTCTACCACATCCACGGTCGGGTGAAGCAGAATCACGCCATCACTCACCGGGCGGCGCACTCGAACCCGAACATCGGACAGGTGCCGAAGGTCGGCTCGCCGTATGGGGCCGAGTGCCGGGAACTCTTCTTCACCCCCGAGTCCCTCCCTACGGGCCAGTGGGTGCAGGTTGGTGCGGACGCCTCAGGTCTGGAGCTACGGTGCCTGTCGCACTACATGGCTCGCTACGACGATGGGGCGTACATCAAGGTCATCCTCGAAGGCGACGTCCACACCACCAACCAACACGCGGCGGGACTCGAAACCCGCGACAACGCGAAGACCTTCATCTACGCCTTCCTCTACGGGGCAGGCGACAAGAAGATCGGCACCATCGTGAACCCGCTCGCGAGCGAGGCCGCACGGCAGTCTGCCGGTCGCAAACTCAAGAACAAGTTCCTGAAGAACACCCCGGCGCTGGCGTACCTCGTCAACGCCGTCAAGGCGAAGGCGCGGAAGGAGGGCTACCTCCTGCTTCCTGACGGACGCCGGGTCTACATACGCAGTGAACACGCGGCCCTTAACTCTCTGCTACAGGGAGCGGGGGCCATCATCTGCAAGCGGTGGATCGTGGAGTTCAATCGCCGCCTCACCGCGAAGTACGGCCCGCAAGGATGGAATGGTCAGTGGGCCGCACTCGGCTGGATTCACGACGAAGTACAGATCGCCTGTCGTGCGGAGATCGCTGACGACGTTCAGCGCATCCTCGTGGAATCCATTCAACACGTCACTGAAGTCTTCGGCTGGCGCTGCCCGCTCGACGGGGATGCGAAGCTCGGAGCCAACTGGAAGGAGACTCACTGATGGAGGACGACATACGCTTCATCGTTCGTGACGAGATCGCCAACCTGATCTTCCTCGGAGTGGGCTGCATCGCACTCGGATGGTTCGGTGCGTGGCTGATTCTGTAGAGCGGCCCATCTGCCCGTGGTGTACCGAACGCCACGACACTCCCCTCAC